ATGGAAAATCAAAGGGTTACGGAAGAAATTCCAACCGAAAACCAGCCTGACAAGGTAGTTGAAGCCGCTCTGTGGATGAGCCTCAATGCCGACAGTATTCGCGGCAATCACCTTCTCGAAATCATGGCGCGCTTCGGCGTAAGTGTCCTCGATGCCGTCGAGGCGTCCAAGCGCGGCCATGCTCTCCGCTATGGGAAGCGGGATGCGTCCTGAGAAGGTTGACCTATCGATCGCGCGAAACGTCCTTAACCTGCTGATTGGGCTCTCCAGCGCCGACAAAGCGGTTGCTGGCGTTATCCTCGGACACCTCAATATGACAACCGGCCAGTGCGATCCAAGCGTTGGCCGGATCGCGCGCATACTCGGGGTGACGGAAAAGACCGTGAAACGAGCTACGGCCGATTTATGCGGAAAGCATCAACTATTCACCAAATCAAGCCACGGCGGCAGCTCAGGGCGTGCGAGCTATGAGCCGTGCTGGTCCAAGTTCCGCGATCTAAACGCTGACTTCCAGCGCCGAATGAGAACCGGTGAAGGACCAGATGGGGATACCGAGAAGGGGACAGAAATGTCCACCAGAAGGGGACAGAAATGTCCGACAAGTGGGGACAAAAATGACCCACAAACTATTATAATAAACTCATCTAAGGAACTAAATCTCTCCCCACCCTCTCAGACGGAACCTCATGGGCTGACCGTGTCGAAAGCTTCAGATGGGCTTTTGAATAATGAGGAGGCAAGGCCGAGAAACCCAAACAACGAGGCTCGGGAGAAGAGCCGAAGCGGGGATAGTTCACGCGCTGGCAATGCCTGGAGTGCTGCCGAGTGGCGTGTCGATGAAGCCATCAAGGGCCTACCTCCTGATGTACGACAGGTCGCGTGGGCGTTGCTGGACGCTGCCAGCCTGAACGCGGCGATAGGTGAAGAGGTCAAGCGCCGAGGCGGTGGGCTAGCGTTCATCGTCGCGAGCCTGCGAACCGCCAGACTGCAAGACATCGAGGGTCGGCATGGACCGGTCCACTGACCCCCACCCCCCTTTGGGTCCTTCCCGGACCCTGACCCCTTGCGGGCCGGGACGAGCCCGAGAGTTCGCTAGTGACGCAGCGCTAAATCCTGACCTGACACCCCTGACAACTACTGACAACACCTGACAAGGAACCTCCGATGAGCGAACCTCTGAAAATATCCGCCTCGAATGACGGCATCTGGATCACGATCGCCGAGCTTGCTCGCCGCAAAAACATAACGCGCCAGTCTGCTGGTGAACGGGTCGCGCGACTTGAAAGGGGCGGGTTTCTCGTCACGCGCTCAGAAGGCGTCGGCCGGAAAAGATACGTTGATCTCGCCGCTTATGATCGTGCGGTGGGCCGTGAGTTAGGGAGGAGGCACTCGATCGAAGACGTCTTGCTGACGCTGTCCGAAGCGGCCTTCTGCGAAATAGATAAGCTCCTCCAGCCGATCGAAGGATTGATCTCAGCTGCCGAGGAAGGTGAAGTGAAATTCCATTCCGTCCTGCAGCAGACTGTCAATGAGATAAAAAAATCTATAGCCGAGAAGCTTGCCGAGATGGCCTTGAATGCCGAAAACTCAAGTCTTTTCGAGCTGGATCTCCGATTTCCTAGCAAGCGAACCGTAGCGCTTCCCGAAAAAATCGCTTGACCGTGGGATGTCATCACGGTTATAGCGTGGGAAAGCCTCACGGAGTTTGCCTATGAATTACCTCTTTGACCCGACCGAACTGCATAAGTTCTCAGGTCTCACGCAAGACGGTCAGCGCGACTGGCGTCGGCGCGGTTTCATGGATGGCATCGGCCAAGTGCAGCCGAACGGCCGCTGGAAATATTCAGCTCCGGATGTCGTCAAACTCGCTCTGGCGCGGCTTTTCGTTTCGCGTCGCTTGGTGGCCGATCTCAACGATGCAATTCGCTTCGGCAGCTACGTCGCACAGTTCGTTTGGTTTCGCCTGGAGCCGGACAATGCGCGGGACAAGTGGCAGCAAAAATCGAAAGAGGTTCGTTTCGCCGCCGCTTTCGGCGCGCTCCGCGAAGGCGATGAGATGCAGTTTGAGGTTTACCACGACCTGGCGTCCGTCTTCACGCTGAACCTCGGCGCTGCCGTCGTGGTCAGTTGCGAAGTCCTGACAGAAGAACTCCGGCCCCATCTTGCAGGGGCGGTAGCCGCTCATATGGCAGCGCGGGGCGCGAATTGATGTCCCGGCGTGCACTTCGAAAGGCCGAGCAAAAGGCTAATCATCGCGACAGCGTCTTCTCGGCGCGCTCTTTGGATGAGGCAAACCGAACCATTGAGGTTGTCGCGGCGACGGAAACGCCGGTCGTACGCTGGCACGGCGATGAGGTTTTACGCTGCACGAGCGAGGCCATCGTTACCACCCGCCTTAAGGGGCTCCCGGTGATCGATAGTCACGATCGCTCCAGCGTCCTTTCGGTTCTCGGGCAGGTAACGGATTACAGGATCGCAAACCGGCAGCTCATCGCCACAGTCAAATTCGCTGATAGCGAACGAGGACGGCAGGCCTTCGACCTGGTGAAGGAAGGCATGCTCAATAAGGTTTCGGTCGGTTACGTGATCCGAAAAGCCAAAGAGACAGACGCGCGAAACGGCTCCGTGCTTCTGACGGCGACCGAATGGGAGCCGTACGAACTATCGCTGGTCAGTGTGCCGGCCGACCCCAACGCAACAGTTAGAGGAGCCTCAGATATGAGGAACAAAAATCGCCGCCCCGCTCTGATCCGGACGGAAGAAGATGACCAGCTGCTCGATACCCGCGCAGATGACGAAACCGAAGAAGACGGCCGCGAGAATAATCGTTCCGCCAGCTTCAATCGCCAGCTCGACCAGCTTCGTGACCAGGCTGTGAGTTCCGGTCTCTTGGCGGATGCGGTCGATAGCGAATTCGAAACGGTTCGCACCATCAGCGGCGCGCGGGACCGTGTTTTCAAAATGTTGGCGGATCGAGTAGACGCGACGGTCACGAGTCCTGCCCGTGGCGCCGCGCGCTCCCAGATCGAAGCCATCGAGAGACAAGCAACAGATGTTCTCGCCTCGCGGTTTGGTGCCGCCGTCGACACGGCAAACAATCCCCTGGCTGGATTGAGGACGCTCGAAATTATCGAACGGTTCTTCCAGGCGCAAGGCGTCAATACGAGAGGCGTTAGCGATATCGACCTGGCCGACGCTGCACTCGGCGATCAGCGAGCGCTCCGCACGCTTTCCAGTAGAGCGGCCCATACGACTTCGGATTTCGCGTTCATCTTGGAAAATGCGGCTTCTCAGGCGATGATTGCCCGATTCCGCTCGACGCCTCCCCCCCTCAAAGCGCTGGCGCTAAAACGAAACGTGCAAGACTTCCGGCCTTCCAAGTTCATTCGACCTGGGGAAGCGCCGGCACTCCAGCCGATCCTTGAAGACGGTGAAATAAAGTTTGGAACTGTCAACTACGAAGACAACGGCATCTCTATCCAGTCGTTCGGACGTGCCATTGCGCTCTCCCGACAGCTCCTCATCAACGATGCACTGGGGGTAATTTCCGACGCCATCGCTGGTTTCTCGGATGCTGCGAACGATACTGAAGGTAATATGCTCTTCCAGTTGCTGTCCGCGAATTCCTTTGGGGGAGTTAAGCTCTCGGATGGAAAAAATCTGTTCCATGCGGACCATGGCAACCTAGCCGCCGCCGGTTCCGCGCTTGGCGTCGGCAGCGTCAGTGTGGCCCGCACGGCAATGAGGCTTCAGAAGAACGTCAGTGGTAATGGCACTGCTGGTGTGGTTCCCGCCGTACTGGTGGTCGGACCTCAACTGGAAACATCGGCTCAGCAGTTCGTCACCGAGATCAATGCGACCACGGTCACCGACGCTAACCCGTTCGCGGGGAAGCTCAGTGTCGCAGTCGAAAACCGCTATACCGGTTCCGGCTGGTGGTTGTTTGGCGATCCAGCCTCCCGACCTGCCCTGATGTACGGCTACCTTGACGGTTTCGAAGGTCCGCGCATGCGCATGGAAGACCCATTTGGCCGCCAAGGCCGCGCTTATAGCTGCGAATTGGACTTTGGTTGCGCCGTCTACGACCGCCGCGCCGCCTACTTCAACCCCGGCGTCTAGCGAAAATCGCCGCCGGTTTTCCTGACGGCGGCGCTTGAACCGGCGAGGGGTAGCCACCTTACCGGTTTTTGCCAGCAGCTCCCCGTTTTCATGGGTTTTCGGGGAGCTGCGTTCTCATCTCGAAAGGCTTTTCTAATGGACAAAATTGTAGAACTTACCCGATCCTATGAAGCCGATGGCAAGCGGTTCGACACCATCACCTTGCGTGAGCCTACCTACGCAGAAACGCATATCAACGCTATCGGCAAGCCATTCGACTACCAGCCGGCGAAGAATGGCGGCGTGCTGTCTCTGACCTATCCGCACATCGTCGACCAATATGTGAAGGTGCTACTCGTCGAGCCTACTTACGAGGATATCGGCCAGCTTTCCGCAGTGGACTCGATGCGGCTCGAAAGCGCCGTGTGTGATTTTTTTATGGAGGAGACGAGGTGGCCGAAACCGCCGACTGGCTCGTCTTCCGTTACGGTTTTGCAGCCCATCACGTCGGCGGAATGACGGCCTCGGAAATTCGTCATTGGGCAAGCCGCTGTGTCGGCTTTATTGAGAAGGCGCCGCGCAAATGAAGGAAGTGGAAGCAAGGCTTAAAATCTCGGCCGTCGACAAGACTGGCGCGGCGCTGAAGTCCGTCGCCGGCAAGCTGGCTACCGTCAATGCGCGCGCGGAGGAGTACAACAAGCGCTCCGGCGCCATCGCCAGAGTGCAGCAACGATCTGGCGCGATGATTGCCGCTGGCGCCGCCGCAATCGCCTTCGGTGCGAAAACCGCCCTGGTAGACTTCGCCGCGATCGAGCGCCAGATGGCGCGCATCGGCAACACGGCGGGTGCATCGGCCGACGATACGAAAGCCGCTTTCGCGCAGCTCCAGCAGGAAACGAAAAACTTCGCCCTGCCGCTCGGCGAGACCATTTCCGCCCTCGACACACTGACGGCAAGCGGCATGAACCTCAAAGAGGCCATGGCCTTTCTCCCGACCGTGCTCGCGACGGCGCAGGCCTCTGGCGCGACCACCGAGGATATTGCCAACGCCGGCCTGAAAGCCGCCTCGGCCTTCAAGATACAGGCGAACCAGATGCAGCGAGCCTTCGACCTGATGGTCGCAGGTGGGCAGGCCGGGCAATACGAGCTGAACGATATGGCCGGTGCCATTCCGCGCCTTGCTGGCGCGTTTTCAGCTCTCGGCTATACCGGCGAAGACGGGTTGAAACGGCTGGTGGCCGTGCTGCAGACGATCCGCGAAGACACCGGATCCTCGGAAGAGGCGGCGACCAACGCCGAGAACGTGTTTCAGAAGATGTTCTCGGGGGAGACGATCAACAAATTTAAGAACTTTGGTATCGATCTCCAAAAGGAGATGAAGAAAGCCAAGGAGAACGGCGAGGACACGCTGACCGCTTTCATTCGCCTTTCGAAGCAAGCCGTCAACGGCGACCTCAGCAAGCTTCCTCAGCTCTTCGCAGACACCCAGCTTCAGAATGGCATGCGCTCCCTGATGACCAGCGCCGAGCGCCTGGCGCACTATATGGACGAGCTGGGCAATCCGAGCGTTAACGGCACGACCTATCGGAACCTGCAGAACGTTCTAGCCGGCACGCAGGCTAGCATCGATAAATTCAATGCCAGTTATCAGCAGCTGAAATACGCGCTGGGTGGCACGATCGCGCCTGTAATTACCCCGATCATGGACGAAGCCACGAAGGAAATGGACCTTCACTCGGCGCGGCAGAAGGGTATGGAGAAGCGCGGCTGGAGTTCCGTCCGTCGAGCGTTTGGTGTGATGACAGGCGACGAACCTTGGGAACTCGCCTACGAGGGCGGCTATCGAGATCCGGAGTTTCTGAAGCAATACTGGGCGCGACGGTACGCATCGGGCAAGGTCGCGCAATCGACAGGCGGACCGCATGGAATGTCTCCTCCCGGTCCTGCAGAGTTCCCTGGCGGCGACCATGGTTATCGACCTGGAAAAATCCCCGCCAACGCCGTTCCGATCCCGACGCCGAGGCCAACACAAGGCAACGTCAACGATCGGCTCCAGAGTTTGCAGTCCCAATACCAGCAATACGGGGAGGGGCGGCACGCTTCGGAAAGCTTCCTGTCATCGTCTGGTGCGACAAGAACGAACGCCTTCGAAGGCATCGAAGAGCGGTTCGCCCAGGGTGGCCGCGATGCCGGAAACGCGATCGAGCAATCAGGCTCCAAGGCGGGCGACGCCATGGCTATGAAGCTGAGTGCGGCCGGTGATCAGGTCGCAACCGCGATAGCTGGCCGCGTTCTCGAAGCGATCGTTTCCGGAATTAAGAAAATCAACGGCCTCGGCCAGCAGCAGGGACCGAACGTGAATGCCAACACCGGACGTACGATGCCGCCGAGCGCGAATAGGCCCGCAAACAGCGGTGGTGGCGGATTTTGATGGAAAGCGTTCTACTGGAGGTATTCGGTTCGTATCGCCAAATCACCTTGTTAATTTTTGCTACCACATTTGTGGTCTATAAAATAACAAGGTCAAGAGGCGGCGCTGGCCACGCTTTCGGTTAAGTGCAAAACATTCCAGTAGAGGATGTTTTCGGAGGGTTCAGTGCGGGAGCTTACTTATACCACGTCCTCGATGTGATCCGCGCTGAGATCCGCGAGCGGAGGCGGTGCACCTTGTCGCTAGCTGAAATGGTCGATCGGGCAGGGGTCAGCCGTTCGACGGCAAGCCTCGCGATTCGACGGGCTAGAGCGGCGGGGGAGATCCGGGTTTTGTGGCGATCGGATGAGGGGCTTTCCAACATCATCTTAGCAGTCGAGCCGTTAGATCGCTGACGGTGGAAGGTTGTCCGCAAACAGCGCCACGACCGATAGAACAGCATAGACCGCAGTTGCGAGCCCCAGGATCAAAAGGACAAGTCCAAGGAGGTTGAACCAATTTGGGTATTGCCGGGAGGGTAACAGCGGAATCATTTTCGCGACGCTGTCTTTGCTTCTTATGTTGACAATATCTGGAAGTTGCCCTGGTCCAACTGATAATATCGAGACCGAGAAAAACTCTTTGGCGGCCAAGTTTGGCACCTGAATTGCAAAGCGTCCATCAGGATGGTCCACCGGTTCAAATGCCCGTGGATCCCAAATCTCAAAATGCTGCGGCCTCCAATTAAATACGATTTCCACATCTTCCACGGACGATCGGCCGGGGTTGGTGACCCAAATCTCTTTAGTGTGAACGATAAGCTGAGATCCATTTGGCCCCGCGTTCGGAAGTAGAAACACATGGGCGTGTCGGTTGGACCACCGTAATTTTCCTTTGGCAGAGATGAGCTGGGTGAGGATGATGCCGGCTGTTGTCACCAGCAGGGTCTGAACGAAGCGCGAGCCGAGAAGTTCATAAATCATGGCGTGGCGGGTCTCTGGTTTGAATGATTTTCGGTCAATCTTTCCGTGTGTCGCCAGCTTGGCAACTCATGAAGGGTCGGCAAATCTACAGACCCTTTTCTGTTAATAATCAGCACCCGACAGAGTTGGCGATTACTCCTCATCAATATCCCGATGGGAGGTCTTGTGCTCGAAGAGCACATCATAGCGCTGCGGCGAAGTCGTTAGGTTGAGGTGAATGCGTTTCTTGTCGCCGATCGGGTTGAGCTGCATGAAACGCGTAAACCGCTCTGGCGCAATGTGCCGCTTCTTAACCTGTTCGGCCAGCTCGGCGCGCTCTTCGAGCAACCGCAGCTCCTCAGGCGAAAGATGAATAGCCAGGTCCATCCACCGGTCAAGCCGCCGATTGAGGCGCCTATTTTCCCTTATGAGATGATCGACAACCGTGCCCTGTGACCGAAACGATTTATCGAGGCGATCAATGATTTCCTCCATCACAGAGCGACGATTGAGAGATGCGGTATTTACCAGATCAAGGTTCAAATCCTCAGGAAAGTCGAACCCTTGGTCTTCCAGCGTACTCCTATTGAAATCTAAGCTGTTCGCGAGCCGGTGAACAATCTCAGCGTTCATGGAGCGACCACTTTTACCGGCCTCGTCGGCAATTCGGTCCCGCATGCCATCGGGGAGGCGCAAGTTGAACTGATCTGAGTTTCTGCCTGTGGACTTTGCTGACACCGCGCTTTCTCCCTGTGGATAGGACCACTGTGATATTATTCGCTTGACGTCAATTGGGACCACCGTGCTATTACTGATTCAGTGGTGGCAAACCGGAGATACGGTTAATGAGAATTGGCAGAGCAAGTGAAAAGTTCGCGTTGCGCCTACCCGAGGGGCTGCGGAACCAAATCAGGGAGACGGCTGACAAGAATCTGCGATCCATGAATGCAGAGATTGTTATCCAGTTGGAGCAAATCTACTCGCAATCCAAAGAAAAAGGCGAAGTCTCGGCCTAGGAAACCGACTTCGCCTTTTATGCATTTGGAAAGGATATCAAAATGCACATCGAACATAGCAATGAACATCGTCAGACTGCAAGCATCTCGCTGGGCCGCGCTCTCACGCTCGCCAACGTTGTTCTAGGCGGCTCGCTGACAGACCCGGAGAGTGCCTTGATGAGCGCCATCAATCGGCATGCATCCGTCTCGATGCGCCTCGCCGTGGTGTTGAAACAGCGGAATAATATTTGGGAAAATAGTCAGGAGCGTCCGGAACCGGAAATTCGCGTTGCGGAGGTTGTAGAGCGCCGCGAAGATTATCCATCCGAATATCTGTGCCGCGTTCTGAAAAACCCCGGTTCCATTGAACGCCTCTTTAACGGCGTGATTGGCCTGCTTCAAGTTGGCGTCTTTGCCCCGGCTAGAAAACGGGTTGCCGGTGACCGCGTTCGCGCTCTTGAGCTATATAGCCAGCGCTTGGCGTCCCTTGATAACTGGTACGATGATTCCGGGTTCCAAAAGGTGAGCGAAGAGCTTCAAGATCTGGAGGATGAGCAGGAGGCGATGGAAAGAGCCATCTGCGAAATGCCGTGCACTTCAACGCGCATGCTGCTCCTAAAGGCTGCGTTCGGCGAGGCACTCTTGCGTCAGAACGACAATGACACTCCGGATGGATTGCTCATGAGAAAGCTGCTGCATTCAATGCTGCCAGCGGGCGAGGTTCAATGACACGCTCAGGGTTCCGCAAGATCGACGTTACGCGCGCTGTTCAGGCCGTAAGGGCCGGCGGCATTGCTATCGGGCGCGTGGAAATTGAAAACGGAAAAATCGTCGTCGTCTCCGCAAGCGAGACGGCGCCGGCCGCCGACACCAACCCTCTCGACAACTGGCTGAAATCAAATGCGCGCAGTTAAGAACTACAAGGGCCTCAACCGCGTCAAAAAGACGTTGGCGAACGGCGAAATCGTCTTCTACTACTACGCATTTAAGGGCGGCCCGGCACTGCCGGGCAAGCCGGGAGAGGCGGAATTCGACCGCGCCTACAACGAGGCGGTTCTCGCGAAGGTAAAGCCTCGCGCCGGGACGCTGCAGACCCTGCTCGATGGCTACCAGCGCAGCTCCGACTTCGACGACAAGGCGGCGCGTACCCAAAGCGACTACGTCAAGCAGATCAAGCGTATCGAGGCTGATTTCAGCAGCTTTCCACTTGCCGCGCTCTCCGATCGCCGGACGCGGGCCATCTTCATCGACAAGCGCGATGAACATGCCCGCAAGTCGCGCCGGCAGGGTGATTATTGGTGGCAGGTTCTGGCGCTTATCCTCGCATGGGCGAAGGACAGGGGTGAGATCGACGTGAATCCCTGCGAAAAGGGCGGTCGAACCTATCGGGCGACGCGAAATGAGTTCGTCTGGAGTGATCAGCAAGAGGCGGCGTTCCTTGCCTCGGCGCCCTCGCATCTGCACCTGCCTTTGATCCTCGCGCTGTGGACAGGGCAGCGGCAGGGTGACCTGCTCAAGCTTACGTGGATGCAATACGATGGCGAGTTCATCCGCCTTCGGCAAGGAAAGACTAAGGTGCAGGTGATAATACCGGTAGGAGCTCCGCTCAAGGCGATGCTCGATCCGCTGCGTCAGAAGACCGGGAACGTGCTTTTGACCAGCGACGGCAATCCATGGAGCCCGGACGGTTTTCGCACCGTATGGGGTAGAGCGTGCCGGGCGGCCGGAATCTCGGATGTGACCTTCAATGACCTGCGTGGAACGGCGGTAACGCGCCTGGCCATCTCCGGATGCACCGAGGCAGAAATCGCCACGCTAACCGGTCACACGCTCCGCGACGTGCGCTCAATTCTCGATTCGAACTACCTAAACCGTGATGTGGCAATGGCGATGACGGCGATCAGGAAGCTCGAAGGGAGAACAAAAACGCCCAACTGA